GGCTAAAAGGAGTAAATTATGGCAGCACCAAATATAGTAAACGTAACATCGATTATAGGTGAGTCGCAAGGCTTTCAACTAGATACAACCACTACCACAGCTTTAATAACTGTGGCTTCAAATAAATTAGTAAAAATTAATAGAATGACAGTTGCAAACATCGACGGAACAAATGCAGCTGACGTAACTGTAGGAATTGATAAAGCAACAAGAACTTCAGCAGCAACAGGATCATCTGTGTCTGGAGCCCTTTTTAAAATAGCTAGCACTGTTTCAGTTCCAGCTGATGCGGTTTTAGTTTTAGCAGATACACCTATTTATCTAGAAGAGGGTGATGTATTAGAAGGTGGAGCAAGCGCAAATTCAGATTTAACACTTTATGTTTCATATGAAGTTATAGACGACGCGTAGGAGGTTTTATAGGCTATGGCTAATGGCGGAATAATAGGACCTAAAATACAGTTGTCTGCTGGTAACAATAAAGTTACCGAAGTAAAATCCACAGGAACATTTACAACACAACCAGGAACTACAAAACTAGATGCATTAATAGTAGCTGGTGGCGGAGGTGGAGGTGGCTCTGGCGGGGGCGGTGGAGCCGGTGGTTACAGAAGCACTTGTGGTGTTAGTGTAACTGGAGCAACAGGTTATTCAATTACAATTGGAGGAGGTGGAGCTACAGGTCAATCTCCACCATCACCAAGTGCTGCATGTGCAGGTTCAGGTTCTAACTCAGTAGGGTTTTGTATAACTTCAACCGGTGGCGGTGGAGGTGGTACAGATCAAAGAGGACCAGTTGGAGCTCCCCCTCAATCAAGTGGCCCTAGTAATGGTACTCCAGGTGGATCTGGTGGTGGATCAGGTTGGGGAAAAACTGGAGGGACAGGAATTTGTGGTCAAGGAAACGCTGGTGGAAATGGAAATCCAAACTCACAATCACATGGTGGTGGAGGTGGAGGAGGAGCCGGTGGTGCAGGTGGAAATGGTTCTGATCCTAAAGGTGGAGATGGTGGAGCAGGATCTAGTGCTTGGCCAGGTGACTCTGTATTAAGAGCTGGCGGTGGAGGTGGTGGCGCTAATACAGCTTTTGTAAGTGGTTTAGCTGGACCAGGTGGTGGTGGAAAAGGAATAGGAAAAACTGATTTCTCAGCATTATGTCAATCTCTTGGTAGAATTAATTCTGGTGGTGGAGGTGGTGGACAAGGAGGTTGTGGAGTGCCTCAACCTAGATCAGGTTGTAGAGGAGCAGGTGGATCAGGAGTAGTTGTCGTAAAAGAATTAAGTATTGCCTCTGGAGTTTTTTCGATGGTGGATCAATTAGATTTAACATTAAAAGGTCAGTGGCCTAAAAGAATATCAAATGTAGATTATATGGTAGTCGCTGGTGGAGCTTCAGGAGGTGGAGATCACCCTGGAAATGACACTGGTGGTGGCGGTGGTGCAGGAGGTTATCGTGCATCAGGATTTGGACCAAGTCCACTTCAAGGATGTAGATTAGAATTAGATTTAGGAACATACGCAGTTACAGTTGGAGCTGGTGGTGCCTCTACAGGTGCGCCCGGAACTGGAGCAGGAGCAAATGGATCAGATTCAGTATTTTCAACAATCACATCCACAGGAGGTGGAGCTGGTGGTGGTGGACCTGTTGTAAATGGTGCAACTGGAGGATCTGGTGGTGGAGGTTCTAGATTAGGAACTGGTGCATCTGGAAATACCCCTCCTGTTAGTCCATCACAAGGTAATTCAGGAGCAAATGGAACAAACGGAAGTCCAGACGCAAACGATTTTGGTGGCGGTGGTGGTGGAGCAACTGCTGCAGGTTGTGGTAAAAATGGAGGTGCAGGAGCACCAAATAATATTTTAGGTTTTCCAGTAAATTGTGCTACATCTTATGCTGGTGGTGGAGGAGGTTCTGCAAGAACATCTCCTGCAACAGCTGGTTCTGGTGGTGCCGGAGGTGGAGGTGCAGGGGCACCAACATCAACAAACACTGGTGTTGCTGGAACTGCTAACACTGGTGGAGGTGGTGGTGGAGCAGGTATTACAAATTTATCTGGTGCTGGAAATCCAGGAGCGGGTGGTTCAGGTATTGTAATTGCAAGATCAGGACCAACTTGTGGTGTTTATTTTACAACATGTAGCACATGTGCACCAGTTAGATCCCTTGATGGCTCTAACATGATCGCAGAAATAAAAGCTTCTACAAACTTAAATATTAAAGACACGAACGATGGTGTAGCATTTGATTATCTAGTGGTAGCAGGTGGTGGAGGCGGTGGCTCTAACTACGGCGGTGGTGGCGGAGCTGGCGGTTATAGATCTTCTTTTCCAGGAGGAACAAAATTATTTTTAAGTCCAGGACCAAATGCAGTTACAGTTGGTGGCGGTGGAGCTGGCGGTAGTTCAAATAATAAAGGAGCATCAGGAACAGATTCAACTATTGGATATATGTTTGTAACAGGTGGTGGAGGTGGGGGATCTACTCCAGGTGCTTGTAATGTAGTAGGTTCAAATGGTGGATCAGGTGGAGGAAATTCAAACGATGCAAATAACGCTCCACAAAGTGGAAGAGGTAATCAGGTTATAACAGATCCCCCTCAAGGTTTTAATGGTGGCGCAGGTAGACAAACACCATGTAATAATGGAGCTGGAGGTGGCGGAGGATCTGCTGCAGCCGGTGCAAACGGTGGTGGTCCTACAGCTGGGTCAGGAGCAGGTGGAGCTGCTACCCCTAATGCGATTACAGGAACAGCCGTATCTTACGCTGGTGGTGGAGGTGGTGGTGCACAAACTTCACCGTCTGTACCTGGAGCTGGTGGGACAAGTCCTGCTGGTGGAACAAGTGGAGGCGCAGGAGGTGCAAACGCTAGTTCTAATGGTGTAGCAGGTACAGTTAATACTGGTGGTGGCGGTGGTGGCGGTGGTTGTTCAACAAATACTGGAGGAAATGGAGGAACTGGAATTGTTATATTAAGAGCACCAGGACCACAAGGACCTAGTCTTACGGTGGCACCAGGAACTAATACAAAAACAACATTACCAGGACCTGCAGGAGGATGCACTGTAATGACATATACTGTAACTGGGACGTTGACTATAAG